ACCCGTTCCCTGCCCCCCGCGTCCCCGCACGCACCGATCACGCACGAACAACCTGCCACGCACGCGTTCACCAACCGCGCCCACCCTCACTTACCGAGATGACACCAGTTCCCAAAATTTGGGCGAAAAAAAACCCCGCCGAAGCGGGGTCTGAAGTGGTGCTGGTTATTTTGATTCGGGGAATCCTGCATCATCTAAAGCATCTACTAGGAAAGCGGCTAACTTTGCTAACTCATCATTCGCTTTGCGCATTTTCTCAAAACCCTTGCGCAGTTTATCCGCCGCCGCTTTTCCCGTATCGGTAGCAGTTAACCCGATTAGGATCACACCGCCGTTAGTGGCTTTCGCGCCGGTTTTCTTACCCTTAGCCTTACCCGTTGCGCGACCTGAATTCTCATCGTAACCCTTGCCGCTTTTAACTGCCTTGCGGAATTCGCCTAGCGTGGTATCCACGGTTCCGGGGCTTACCTTTTCCCCCTTGGCATTCTTACCGCCGGGGAATCGTGCATCAATGAATGCGATTGCAAGGGGGCATTTACCCTTTGCGCCCACTACCGCGCCCACTTTATGCAACTTCGCCGCCGATTGATCGGCTCGGGCTTTAGCACTCCCCGCAGTATTCAGGGCTTCGCCGCAAGTCTTAGCCAACTTGATATGCGCGGCTGTTGCTGTGTAGGGCTTAACTGCTTTAACTGCTTTTGCTTTTGTAGTCATTTTTATTTCCTTTTAAGTTATGCCGTTGCGATTGCGACGACAGACTCCACTATAGCATAACTTTATGAGATAACCCGCCTCATGTCAGACTTGAGCCGCCGCGACCCCCACCGCCCCCCTACCCCCCAAATGGCATATATGGGACCCGCCCGCCCCTGTACTGCGTGTTTTGCACATTGGATACCCCCTCCCCCAAACTCAATGTAAAAGTAAAAGACCCCCCACCCCCTAGATAAATTTTGCCGCTAGGGGGATTAAGTCCTCTAGTTAAACACCCCCCTTGTCTTTTTGATTTTCAAGCCCCCGGGGGGTATATAATTTTTTCGTGGGGGCGCCTCTTTTTGACGATGGGGGTTTTCCAAAGCCCCCACACCCCTTGACAAATAAAAATCTATCTAGTAACTTCCGCACAACTGAAGAACCGACAAGAGGACTTCTTACATCGTGCCGATAGTTGTAACACCCGAAGTTGGGATACCACTGCCCTTTGACGTAACGCCAGAGGAGGCAGAAGGTTTTCGTGAGCGAGCCAAAGCCGCTTGCGCCACTATCCTAGAACTCATAGACTCCGGTGCCAATGTAAAAGCCGATGAGGAAGACTCTGCTGTAGCCCACCAGATAGCGACCACGGGGAACTTTGTCCCGTCCAAAACACCTCCCGGTGCCATCCTAAAACTAGAAGCCTTGCTGGATCACTACGATCACGAGTTTCTGGAAGTCAACCGCAAGATCCAGAATCTTGTAACTAACAAGTTGCTAGAAGAGACAGAAAACGAGGATGCCAAGGTTAGGCTCAAGGCGCTGGAATTGCTAGGTAAGCGTAAGGGGGTACAACTCTTTACAGATCAGGTCGAAGTGACCGTGAAACAAAAGCCTATTGAGGAAATTGAGAAGGAACTTGGTTCTTTGTTAGAACGCTACATGGGGCCTGTGGAACAAGTAGCAAAGAACGAAATGCAAGATGTTATAGATATTGAAGAAACGCCCAAGGCAAACATAATCCCCGACGACGACGAGTTAGACGCCCTGCTGGGGACAAAAGATAAGGAGGGCGACGGTGAACCAGAACCGCCTGCAAGCACTCCTCGATAACAAGGGCACCCTAAACCAACTGCCTCCCAGTGTAAAAGCCAAGATTTTTGAGTTGGTTGAGGAGTTGGAAGAGCGCAAGAGTGCCCAACAGGCACAGAAGTCCTTTATGGCGTTTGTCCAGAAGGTCTGGCCTTCGTTTATACATGGGGCGCACCACGCCAAGATGGCTGAGGCGTTCGAGCGGGTGGCTGAAGGGAAGATAAAGCGGCTGATTATCAATATGCCACCACGGCACACTAAGTCCGAGTTCGCTTCCTACCTACTTCCGGCTTGGTTTCTAGGGAAATTCCCTAACAAAAAGGTCATTCAGACCTCCCACACCGCCGAATTGGCTGTGGGGTTTGGACGAAAGGTGCGAAATCTTGTCGATCAGGACACGTATAGAGAGATTTTCCCGGGAGTTGGCCTACAAACAGACTCTAAGGCTGCTGGTAGGTGGGCGACTAACAAGGGTGGAGACTATTTTGCTATTGGCGTCGGTGGTGCTGTTACGGGTAAAGGTGCCGACATCCTTATTATTGACGATCCGCACTCTGAGCAAGAGGCTGCGCAGGCGGAAGTAAACCCAGAAATCTACGATAAGACCTACGAGTGGTACACATCAGGCCCACGGCAGCGTCTACAGCCGGGTGGGGCGATCATAGTTGTGATGACTCGGTGGAGTAAAAAGGATCTGACGGGTCAGGTGCTCAAGGCAGCAAGCCAAAGGTCGGGTGAGGAGTGGGAAGTCATCGAATTTCCGGCTCTTTTGCCTAGTGGCAAGCCATTGTGGCCTCAGTTCTGGCCCAGAAGTGAGTTAGAGGCTCTCCAAAAGGAACTACCCCACGGTAAGTGGATGGCCCAGTACCAGCAGAACCCTACTTCTGAGTCTTCAGCCATTGTAAAACGTGAATGGTGGCAAATCTGGGAGGATGATGAGGCACCAAGTTGTGAATTTACCCTGATGGCGTGGGATACGGCCTTTGAGAAGAACAACCGGGCAGACTATTCAGCCATGACCCACTGGGGAGTCTTTTATAAGCCAGATAGCACGGGGTTGATGCAGGCAAATATCATACTTTTGAACGCTTTTCGGGAGCGGATGGAGTTTCCAAGGCTAAAACAAGAAGCCATTGATCAATTCAAAGAGTGGACACCGGATAGCGTGATTATTGAGAAAAAAGCCTCTGGAGCGCCCCTGATTTACGAGATGCGGGCGATGGGAATCCCCGTTCAAGAGTTCACGCCAAGTAAAGGTAACGACAAGATCAGCCGCTTAAACGCTGTATCTGACATATTCGCTAGTGGTAGAGTGTGGGCACCGAACACGCACTGGGCGGAAGAGGTAATTGAAGAGGTTGCAAGTTTTCCAGCGGGCGAGCATGATGACTATGTTGACTCTGTATCCCTCGCGTTGATGAGATTCCGCAAGGGTGGGTATATCCGTACCCTGTTAGACGAAGAAGATGAATTACCTTCATTTAAACGTAAGTTTGAGGGTTACTACTAAGGACAAAATATGGCAATTGACAAAGCACTAGGACAAGCCCCGATGGGGTTAGATCTCGAAGAGATGATGGATGAGCCTGCTATTGAGATAGAGATCGAAGACCCGGAGGCCGTGCGCATTGGCATCGATGGTCAGCCCATACTAGAGATTGAGACAGAAGAAGTTGAAGACGACTTTAACGCCAACCTCGCTGAAGAGATGGACGATGGTGAGTTGACTGAATTATGTGGCGACTTACTTGGTGAGTTTGAAGAGGACTTATCCAGCCGCAAAGACTGGATGCAGACTTATGTAGATGGCCTAGAGTTGCTGGGTTTGAAGATCGAAGACCGGACAGAGCCTTGGCCCGGGGCTTGTGGTGTTTACCATCCCCTCCTCTCAGAAGCCCTAGTTAAGTTTCAGGCCGAGACAATCATGGAGACCTTCCCATCTCAGGGGCCGGTCAAGACACAGATCATTGGTAAAGAGACTCCAGAGAAAAAAGAAGCCGCTGTTCGTGTTAAAGACGATATGAACTACCAGTTAACCGAAGTCATGGTGGAGTATCGCCCAGAGCACGAGCGTATGTTGTGGGGCTTGGGTCTGGCTGGTAATGCGTTCAAGAAAGTGTATTTTGACCCCAGCCTAGACCGGCAAGTATCGCTATTTGTGCCCGCCGAGGATGTTGTAGTTCCGTATGGGGCATCAAATATTCAGACTTCTGAGCGTGTAACCCACGTAATGCGCAAGACAGAAAATGAACTGCGCAGGTTACAGGTAGCAGGCTTTTATGCAGATGTAGAACTTGGTGATCCAGTTGATTCATTTGACGAGGTTGAGAAGAAAATCGCTGAGAAGATGGGCTTCCGTGCCTCATCTGATGACCGGTACAAGATCCTTGAGATGCACGTTGATATCGATCTGCCCGGATACGAGGACACAGACGAAGATGGCGAGCCGACGGGCATTGCTTTGCCTTACGTTGTTACTATTGAAAAGGGCACGCAAACAGTCCTAGCAATCCGCCGGAATTGGAACCCAGATGATGATACTAAGCAAAAACGTAATCATTTTGTCCATTATTCATACATCCCGGGATTTGGCTTCTACGCTTTTGGTCTTATTCATCTCATTGGCGCTTTTGCTAAGTCTGGCACTTCTATTATTCGCCAACTTGTTGACGCTGGCACTCTCTCGAATCTCCCCGGAGGATTCAAAACTAAAGGTCTTCGGGTTAAGGGAGATGACACGCCAATTTCTCCGGCAGAATTCCGAGATGTAGACGTAGCCTCTGGCACGATCAAAGACAACATCATGACACTCCCTTATAAGGAGCCGTCGCAGGTGTTGTATACCCTATTGGGCACCATAGTTGAAGAAGGTCGTAGATTTGCTAGTGCAGCGGATCTGAAGGTATCCGACATGAGTGCTCAATCCCCTGTCGGTACGACGCTGGCTATATTAGAGAGAACTCTCAAGGTGATGTCTGCCGTTCAGGCGCGTATTCACTACTCGATGAAGCAGGAATTCAAACTCCTCAAAAACATCATCCGTGACTACACCCCAGAAGAGTATTCATATGAACCGGTAGAAGGACCACCCCGGGCTAAACAGTCAGACTACGACGATGTAGACGTAATCCCTGTTTCAGATCCCAATGCGGCAACCATGTCGCAGAAGGTTGTTCAATATCAAGCAGTTATGCAGTTGGCCCAAGGCGCACCCCAGTTGTACGATTTACCATATTTGCACCGGCAAATGCTTGAGGTTTTAGGTATTAGGAACGCCGCCAAGTTAGTTCCGATGCCTGATGATCAGAAACCACGAGATCCAATCTCAGAAAATATGGATGTGATCAAAGGCAAGCCACTCAAGGCTTTTGCCTACCAAGACCACGAAGCCCATATTACAACCCACCAAACATTTATGCAGGATCCAATGACTGCACAGATGATTGGTCAAAACCCAATGGCGCAACAGATGATGGGAGCATTACAAGCCCACATTGCCGAGCATTTTGGATATATGTACCGCAATAAGATTGAGCAACAGGTTGGGGCGCCGATACCCACATTTGAGGATGAAGATAAGCAGATTCCAGAGGATGTTGAGTTCGCATTGTCTCGTCTAGTAGCCCAAGCATCCCAGCAATTGCTCCAACAAAACCAAGCCGCCGCTGCACAACAGCAGGCACAGCAACAAGCGCAAGACCCCATCATTCAGATGCAAATGCAGGAACTTCAAATTAAAGGTCAAGACCTACAGCGTAAAGCACTTAAAGACAAGACAGACGCCCAACTTAAGGCACAGCAACAAGATATCGAGCGCCAGCGAATTCAATCACAAGAGAAGATCGCTGAGGCTACTGCGATGGTCAAAGCCACCGCTGAAGACGAAAAACTTAAGATTAAGAAAGGCGAAATCCTTACTCGTGCTACTGCTGACGATGAAAGAATCAAACTGGAGAGGGACAAAGAACTTCTCCGACTTCGTAGTAAACCCCAACCTTCCAAAAAAGGAGAGTAAATGAGTAATGACCTTCTCAAGTATCTTTCAGACAAGATACGCGAGGAAATGAAAGTAATCGAGCAGGACGCTGTTTTAGGTAAAGCCAAAGATTTTGGGGCATATCAATATGCCTGTGGTATTTATCGCGGACTTCTGATCGCAAACAATATTCTTATTGAAACAAAAGAAAGGATGGAAAAAGACGATGACTGAACTCGCCATCGCTACAGAAGAAGGTGAAGTAAGTACTCTGCCAGACACGGACGAACGCAAAGCCAAGCAGTTACCGGACCCTTCGGGGTATCGCATTTTGTGTGGAATTCCCAACATCGAAGAGCAGTACG